CTGGATTCGAAGTTACACTAGTGATCGTCGTGCATTTTACTACGAGACTGTTGCCAGTGCCTGTGTATTTGTATCTATGACATGGATCAGTGTTACTGCACAACACCCACCAATGCATTTAATTTATCCAGTAAGTTTTTTTGGTGCTGTTTTTAGTATCTTGGCATTTACTAGAAGAGGAGCTGGTTGGCCGCTAGTGATGACTTGTTACTTTGCTTGTTTACATATATTTGGGTTCGGAAGAGCCATGGGGTGGTATTAATATGAAAAAATTTTTAAAACGAATTCTTGGAATTGATAAGTTAGAAAAAGAAAAAGAAGAACTTCAAGCTGTAAGAGATAAAGCAGTAGCAGAAGCAGTAAGAGCTAAGGAAGCAGAGGAACTGGCTAAATTAACTCCAAAGGATCGTGCTACTAAAAAAGGCGAGCCTTGGGTAGCTGTACTAGATACTAAAATTAATAAAGATAATGTTCGCAACGGTTTCTTTGAATTAGATTGGAACGAACATTTTATAACAGAACTCAAAAAAGCTGGGTATGGTTATGACGGTGATCCTGAAGAAGAAATTGTTGATCGTTGGTTCAGAGATCTTGCTGCAAACATGCTAGCCGAAGCAGGACAAGATCCTAGTAGACACAATGCAGGTTACATAAATGTAACTAAACTTGCAGACGGAAAAGCAGTTATAGAATGAAAATAATTGAAAGTAACGACTATATTGATTTGTACGATTGGTCTTCTTTAATAAAACAAGAAGATAACGAACAAATTAAAAATATATCTAAAGGCATTATTGATTCTGGAAACTATTTTACCAATAGTCCAAAGTTTCAAACCAAGCAAAATTTATTTGCTAGGCCAGAACGTGTTTTTTTAAAAATGCGTCAGAGTTTTATCTATAGTTGTTTTATGTATTTAGACAAAGAAGTTAAAATTAAAAACATCATGAGCTGGGTTTTTATGACTAACAACGAAACAGCCGAGGATAGGGATAATTTTTGGCACAATCATCATATCAGTGACAACAACGGAACTACTGATACACTTAGCGGTGTTTGGTATGTACACATTCCAAAAGTAGAAAATCAAGATATTACAGGAACAGAGTTTTCTGTAAACCCAAAACCAAATTTTGAAGATACATATTTCTTAAAACCGAATCATTTGACATGGAACATATATTCTAGTAAACTGTGGCATAGACCCGGTATTTGTGATACTAGCGAATATCGATTTGTTTTTGCCGCAGATATGGAATATTACAAATGACATACATTCTGGTTGATACAGCCAATACATTCTTTCGTGCTAGGCACGTAGTTCAAGGCTCTGCTGACATTAAGTTGGGCATGGCATTTCATATTACTTTTAATAGTATTAAAAAGGCTTGGAACGATTTCGAAGGCAGTCATGTTGTATTCTGCCTCGAAGGTCGCTCGTGGCGTAAAGATTTTTACAAGCCATATAAAGCTAATAGGCAAGAAACTCGTGCGGCAATGACACAACGAGAACAAGATGAAGATAAATTGTTCTGGGAAGCCTTTGACGAGTTTAAAAACTTCATTCAAGAAAAGACTAACTGCACAGTATTACACCATCCACAACTAGAAGCAGATGACTTGATTGCTGGGTTTATACAAAATCATCCTGAAGACAAACATGTCATCATTTCAACTGACAGTGATTTTTATCAATTGATTGCGCCTAATGTAAGTCAGTACAACGGCGTACAGGAACATCATATCACACACGAAGGAATCTTTGATGCAAAAGGTAAACGTGTTAAAGACAAGAAAACAGGCGAAGATAAAGCAGTACCAAATCCAGAATGGCTCTTGTTTGAAAAATGTATGCGTGGTGATACCAGTGATAATGTCTTCTCGGCGTACCCGGGTGTACGTGTTAAAGGTACTAAAAACAAAGTTGGTCTTACTGAAGCGTTCGAAGATCGTAAAAGCAAAGGATTTGCGTGGAACAATCTCATGCTGCAGAGATGGGTTGACCACAATGGACAAGAGCATAGAGTCTTAGAAGATTACAATCGTAATGTTACTCTAGTCGATTTAAAAGCACAACCAGACGACATTAAAACACTTATTAACAAAACTATCGAAGTTGATTGCGTTCCAAAAGATGTTACACAAGTTGGCATTCGTATGCTTAAATTCTGTAATACATGGGACATGAAAAAGATTGCAGATAACATTCAGCAATATGCTGAGCCATTCCAAGCAAAATATCAGGGAGAATAACATGGCAAACTGGAAAGTATCCACGTATTATAAAAAATCATGCGAAGAGCATGAACTTTATACTAAAGACGGAATGACTATTCGCCGTAAAACAGGTTTCCGCTGGGCTAATTTCTATGTTGAAACGTCCGACGACAATCCGCCAGAATTTGAATTTGATTTTGTTCCTGGCGGTGATGGCAAAAAAGACAGCCTTGACATGTATAACTTGTCAGGACCAAATATTGAAAGTTCCGAACTCGAGGGCATGAATGACGGCTGTTGGGAAGAGTATGAGTGGCCCGAAGAGATGGACGAGGAAGAACAAGAACGATTACAAGAACTTATTGACGAAAGCAGCGCATACGAAGCATTAGAAGATGAAGAAGGTTGGATGTTAGATGAAAGCCAAGCATGGTGCTGGGGTCCAATTCTTATCGAAGATGAAAAAGGCAATCAAGTTAAAATTGTTATTGCCGACGAAGATGGAAACTGTGTAGAGTTCAAGGACGAATAATATATGAAGTGCGAAACATGTGGCGAAAATATTAAAATGGACTGTAACTGGAAGCAAGGAAGGTGCCCGCATATTCCTCCCATGCTAACAAGTTATCACTTTAGATATTATAATTTGGTACAGTGGATCAAAGGGCTTTTTAAGAGATAAATATATGCGTACATTACTAAGGTGCCTTAGGGGCCTGGTAAAAGGAGACTAAAATGACAGAGATACATGCCAAACCCATTGTAGATGGAAAATTTTGGATCGTCGAGCAAGACGGTAATAAAATAGCTATCCTACACAAAAAAGAAAACAACAAATTTTTGTTATCTAGTTCTAACGGCGAAGTAATGTTTAATAAAAAAGACGACCTTACTAAAGAATTTGGTAAAGATTTTTTTATTAAAAATGAAAAAATAAAAGTTACTGCTGTTGAACAAAATGAATGTCACGGATATGCAACATCATGCAAACCTTTCAATCCTATGTATGACGTTCAAAGAAGATTGCCATTGTTTACAAAATCAAATGCCAGTAAAAGTCTTTACTGTGCTGGATACTATATCATCAAGTTTGATAAAGGTTGGGTAAAAAGTCATTGCCCTAAACTTATAACTATTGAACGTTATCCGTACAAAGGTCCTTTCAAAACAGAGTTTGAAATGAAACAGGTACTTGCAAATGCAAAATCAAATTAATTTAACGCCCGTAACACAATTTATACAACAAGTTCGTTCAGCAGAACAAACTCAAAATAAAGAAGTTAAAATGAGTATTCAACAAGCAAGGATGCTTGTTCTGACATTAGCAGAATGCATAGATAAACTTAATAAAGACTATGAAATGCTGTTTAACGACTTAAAACGTAGTGTTGATACTGAAATAGTAAGCGTTTCTATGGACGGTGGCGGGTTCGAAGAACAGAAATAAAAGATAAATATATGCGTACTTATTTAGAGACGCATATACATGAGTAGACCTAAACCAAAAGTTTTATTAGAACATACTAATAAAAAAACTTACAAATCGGAACAGATTTTAGAAGCTGACGCAATCTGGGCAGTTTTCTACAAAAACGAGCCTTTTAATTTAAAGAGCTTTAATAGCCTCACGTCCTATCCTGGACCAAAATATAAAAAAGTTTCATTTAGTAATCCTGGCCATGCTCACAACCTTGCTAAAAAATTAAATTTAACATTTGGAACAACAGATTTCCAAGTTGTTAAATTAACTTCTGGCACTATCATAAAATGATCCCGAGAGATGTTCTTACCAAAGTTTTTTTAAAACAGTGGGGTAAGAGTACAGACAACGCCAACGTGCAACTTTATTCGCATAAATGGTGGCAATCAAATCGTGTAAACAAGCAAAATGCTTTTCGATTAACAGAAGATGGTTTCAACTTTTTGGTTAACGATTTGGAATTACAAAATTACGAAATTCCATTTACTGAACCAATTGAACTTAGTCCCCAAACAATTATATTTTTGGAAAAATATATTGACTGTCCTTATTTTTTAACTAACCAAAGTATTACAGTTTTTTCCGAAAAAAAATCATTTGAACTGTATTTGTTTTCAGACGATATACGCAAATTTGGACTAATTAAAGCCATGAATGAGCGTCAGAAAGATTTGGATAACGAAAAAAGCAGTTGACAAGACCTGCCCTGAGTGCTATAATACATACATAGCGTAACAAATTCATCCGCCCTCTTTTTGAAAGGTAATACCATGGCAGAAATCGTTAGTCGTACTGTAGGCCCTAAAGGCGCTAAAAAGTCCCTACGCAAGGCATTTAAAAACAAGCGTCCAATTTTCCTGTGGGGTCCTCCAGGAATTGGTAAATCTGATATTATTAAACAACTCGGAGAAGAGTTGGATGCACACGTCATCGATGTGCGTCTTAGTTTGTGGGAACCTACAGACATTAAAGGTATTCCTTACTTTGACTCAAACTCAAATAAAATGGTTTGGGCTCCTCCTAGCGAATTGCCAGATGCTGAAATGGCAAAGCAACATAAACAAATTGTTTTGTTTATGGACGAAATGAACTCTGCGGCTCCTGCTGTACAGGCTGCGGCTTATCAGTTGGTTTTGAACCGCCGTGTTGGCACATATACACTTCCCGACAATGTTGTGATGGTTGCAGCTGGTAACCGTGAAAGCGACAAAGGTGTTACTTATCGTATGCCTGCTCCGCTGGCTAACCGCTTTGTTCACTTGGAAATGGCAATTGACTGGGACGACTGGCAAGAATGGGCTGTTGAAAATCGCATCCATAAAGATGTAGTTGGTTTCCTTACTTTTTCTAAAAAGGACTTGTACGACTTTGATCCTAAATCCGCTAGTCGTGCATTTGCTACACCGCGTAGCTGGTCGTTTGTAAGCGAGTTGCTGTTTGATGACGACTGCGATGTTGATACACTAACTGACCTAACTTCGGGTGCAGTTGGTGAAGGACTGGCTGTTAAGTTTATGGCACATCGTAAACATGCCAGCAAGATGCCTAACCCTACTGATATTTTGAGCGGTAAGGTTAAGAAAATGGAATCTAAAGAAATTTCAGCACAATACTCTTTGGTTGTTAGTCTATGCTACGAACTCAAAGATGCTTGCGATAAAAATGTCAAGAATTGGAACGACCAAGTAAATTGCTTCTTCCAGTTTATGATGGATAATTTCGAAACTGAGCTTGTTATTATGGGTACTAAACTTGCCCTAAGTACTTACAAGTTGCCTTTGGATCCGGACGAGATTCAATGTTTCGATGATTTCCATGCAAAATTTGGTAAGTATATTGCACAGGCAACCGAAAAACAATAAGTTGACAGGACCTTAGGGTCCTGTTAAACTATACACATAGCAAAATTTAGGAGCAGACACATGGCACACGCCGACCCAATTATTGATAAAATTATTGTAGCACGAGTAGGTCTACTACTACGTCACCCTTTCTTTGGTAACTTGGCTACCCGTATGCAAATTAAAGAAGCAGACGACTGGCTTCCTACTGCAGCTACTGACGGGCGCCACATATTTTTTAATCGCAAATTTTTCGAACCACTAACTGTCAAACAAGTTGAGTTCGTCATTGCTCACGAAATTCTTCATGCTGTTTTTGAACACATGACTAGAAGAGAAGGTCGTGACCCAAAAATCTTTAATATTGCCTGCGACTATGCTGTCAATGGACAAATTGTGCGCGACCGTATTGGAGACCATAATTTGCCAGATATCAAAATTTTCCATGATACAAAATATTACGGCTGGTCGGCTGAACAAGTGTACGATGAAATTTACGAAAAATACGATGACGAACAATTAGCCGCTCTTGGACAAATGCTAGACGAACATCTGGATTCTGAAAGCAACAACGGCAAAGATGGCCAACCTAAGTATAGCAAAGACGAGCTGAAAAAAATCCGAGACGAGATGCGCGAAGCTGTAATGCAAGCTGCACAAGCCGCAGGTGCTGGCAATGTTCCTGCTAACATTGCTCGAATGATTAAAGAGCTTACAGAGCCTAAAATGAATTGGCGTGAAATGTTGCGTCAACAGATTCAAAGCATCATTAAAAACGATTATACATTCATGCGTCCTAACCGCAAGGGCTGGCATATGAGTGCAATTCTTCCAGGAACTAACTACGATGAAACAATTGATATCTGCATAGCAATTGATATGAGTGGTAGTATTGGAGACGAACAGGCCAAAGATTTCTTGTCAGAGATCAAAGGCATTATGGAAGAATACAAAGACTTTAAAATTAAATTGTGGTGTTTTGATACCAGCGTTTATAATGAAGCCGATTACGATGGTTATAACATGGACGAATTTATGAACTACGAGCCAATGGGCGGCGGTGGAACCGACTTTGATGCAAATTGGGAATATATGAAAGAACATCAAATTCAACCCAAAAAGTTTATCATGTTTACAGACGGATATCCATATGGTTCTTGGGGTGATGAGATGTATTGCGATACACTATTCATAATTCACGGAAATAATACTATTGTTCCTCCCTGGGGAGAATATGCGTATTACGAAGAAGCCAGGGAACTTGCATAATGGCACTAAAAAACGGCAAACCAAATCCTTTAAATTATTTTAATATTAGACGGATTAGTTTTGCCGCGCCTCATTTTAAATATACAACA